AAATCACATAATCCAAGGCGCGTTAGACGTGATAAGTAAAGAACAATTAGAAAAAGAATATACTTGGGTTCATGAAAATACTACTACAATGAGTGGTAGAACAACTATAAAAAACAAAGAAAAAATACATGAGGTTATTAAAAAAGTAAATCCTTATAATGTATTAGACTACGGATGTGGTAAAGGTTGGCAGTATACAAGAGAGAAAGTCCACAAAGAGTGGGGTATTCCAATGCCAAAACTTTATGACCCGTATATGAAGGAGTATGCAAAGTTACCGGGAGTTAGTTCAAAGTATTTTGATTTAGTACTTTGTGTAGACGTCATGGAACATATACTACCAGAGGAAGTAGATGAAGTACTGCATGAGATTTTCTTTTTAGGAAACTTCTCTTACTTCCATATAGATACTAAACCTGCAATTAAAAAATTTAAAGACGGAACTAACTTTCATGTTAGTCTGCATGAGAAAGACTGGTGGATAAACAAGTTAAATGAATATGGAACGAATTACCACGCAGACTTCGACTAAAAAGACACACGAAGAACGACTAAAGATATGTCAGAAGTGTCCAAACTATAGTAAGTTTTGGAAGACTTGTAAGATATGTCATTGTTTTATGCCCCTCAAGACTAAATTAAGATGGGCTGAGTGTCCAGACGAGCCACCTCGTTGGACTTAGGAGAAAGAGATGCCCAAAGGCAAAGGAACTTACGGCTCTAAAAGAGGCCGACCAAAGAAGAAAGGCGGAAAGAAGAAAAAGTCAATGGGAGGCTTAACAGCTGCCCAAAAGAAACTACCTAAGAAACTACAACAAGCGATCTTAAAAAGAAAGCGCAAGAAGTAACCTGAGGAGGTGATCAAAGTTTAGGACTGGATGACCTTATACTAAGCTAAAGAGCATGATATTATATCATGACACGGAAAAATATCGAGGGGTCTCCAGTCCGCCCTTAACTAAAATTATGCAAAAAACACCATACGAAATATCAAAATCATACTACTACGATAATGCAGTCCCAAAGGATAGGGAAGTGCCCGTATACTATGGTAGTATATTTTCAATAAAAGGCAACACTAGATTCTTTAAAAAAGATACTTGGGAAAGACTAGAAAACGAAGGCAGAGATAACTTTGGAGTTATCGGATTACAACCCTTCTGTATCTGGGCAGATGCACACACAATAAGCGTTCAAGATGAAGTAATTACGATCACTCGAGACGCAACTAATAGTGTACGAAAATTCCAATATGGATTAGATAAGTTTAATACTATCTGCGTTAAAAATTTAGAAGAAGCAAGAAAATTAGAAAACAACAGCGCTGACTTTGGAGGCTTGTACTGTGTAGATTTCAGTACTAAAAACCTTTATAGATATACTGTAAAAATCGGAAACAAAACTAGACTCGAGAGGATCTTGAATACTTATGTAACTGGACTACCTTGGTTTTACAGCCATAGTGGTATGGTAAATAAGAACGGCATTTGGCGAGGTGACTTAAACACGTTAAATGACAATCCAAGTGGCCAAGGCTACTAGGACGCGTATACATCGCAAGGAGTACTTTTTAGTACGATAGGAGATAAGTATGTTAGGATTCTTTGAATGGTTAACAGCTTGGATAGCAGTATTACCGACAGTGGTAATGATCTGTTCTCTAATAGCAGCTTTGACTCCAACCCCTATAGACGACGGTTGGATGAAGAAAGTCTACAAGCTAGTAGACTGGTTTGCCTTAAATGTTGGTAAAGCTAAAGACAAATAACATTTCGGGGGTATAGTGGGCTGAAACGCCCACTATGCATTGAGGAGATTCAATGGCAAGAAAAAGAAAGAAGGCCGCCAAAAAGCGACCAGTACCTACAAACCCTACTCTTTACGCTAGAGTAAAAGCACAAGCAAAGAGAAAGTTTAAGGTATACCCATCAGCATATGCTAATGGATGGCTAGTAAAAACTTACAAAGCCAAAGGCGGAAGGTATCGTATGGGTACTGGACGTAAGAGGAAGTAATGGCAAAACCTAAAGGTGGATTAACTAAATGGTTTAAAGAAGGATGGGTAGACATCTCTCGTAAGAGAAAAGGTGGTGGACATCCTCCGTGTGGAAGAAAATCTGCACGAGGCAAGGGAGGCTATCCCAAATGTGTACCAGCTAGTAAAGCCCGTAGAATGACTTCGGCGCAGAAACGATCTGCAGTAACACGCAAGAGGAGAGCAGGTAATCCTGGTGGCAAACCAAGAAACGTATCTACTTTTGTAAAAAGAAAAAGAAGAACAACTAAAAGAAGGAGAAAGTAAGATGACCAATCGTGCACTTGAGCAAAAGTTTGAGATGACACAAAGGTTAGCACAGATTGAGATATCAGTGGCGGCTCTTATAATAAAAAGACGTCGAACACTTACTAATCTAATAAAACTGAAAAATTACGCAACTATGCAGGAGTGTGATTTTCGAGATAAGCAACTACAAAAGCTTATAGGAGAGAAAAATGGCTAGAACAGGATCATTTTTAAGCGGACCTACTGGTGTACATGGTACTCAGAAAATTCGTAAACATAAACTAAAAAGAGGACTCACCAGAGACTTAAACTCAGCAGCAGGAAATTTTGTTAATACAAAAAGCCCTATGTCTAGTGCAGCAGGTTTCTATGGAGCAGCTCCAAAAGCAATCGGACCAAGATTTGGCAAAACAGTCAAACCTAAGTCAGCAAGATTTGGCAAACGAACAGCGGGAAGAATATTACCTAGAAGGAGATAATCATGCCACGTAAACGTGACCCACGGCTAAAAAGAGCAGGTGTAAGAGGATTCAATAAGCCCAAACGAACACCTGGACATAGAACTAAGTCACACATAGTGGTGGCAAAAGTTGGAAGTAAAATAAAAACTATTCGTTTTGGACAGAAAGGAGCTAAGACAGCAGGGAAACCAAAAGCTGGAGAGTCTCGCAGAATGAAGATGAAACGTAAGAGTTTTAAAGCTAGACATAGAAGGAATATTGCTAGAGGCAAAATGTCAGCAGCTTATTGGGCAAATAAAGTTAAATGGTAAAAAGGAGATAACATGGGTATACCCACTACTGATGGAAGAAAAGTATGGTTAGATGAAAGTCAAATCCATGCACATAAATTTTTAAGCAAAATGTTAAGTGTCGAAGAACAACGTCAACTATCATCTGCAGAAAAGAATTTAAAACAGATGTCAGCCTCCTTTTTATACCTTTACGAAAAAGCCGCAAATGCAGGTCTTTTAGATGAGACCGATGAACTATTAACATTTTTTAATGAGACTATACATTGATAACACTAAGTAGAAAAGATATACTCAGCAATGAGTTAATGTCTTTTGATGAAAACAAATTCATAAAATTACCTATAGATAGTTATATGGAGTTGCTTGGAGTTAATCCAAATAGTTCCCAGACAGCATTAATCAATGCTATCAACAATCCTAAGTACCGTTTTGTTTGTGCTGCGATTTCTCGTAGACAAGGTAAAACTTATATTGCAAACATAATAGGTCAATTAATCACTTTAGTACCTGGTTCTAATGTACTACTGATGTCCCCTAACTATTCATTGTCTCAAATTTCTTTTGAATTACAAAGACAATTAATAAAGCACTTCGATCTAGAAGTTACTCGAGATAATGCAAAAGATAAAGTTATTGAGCTTTCAAACGGCTCTACAATACGTATGGGTTCTGTTAACCAAGTGGATTCGGTTGTGGGTAGGTCTTATGATCTCATCATATTCGACGAAGCAGCCCTTGTTGACGGCAAGGATGCTTTCAATGTTGCGCTCAGGCCCACACTAGACAAAGCAAACTCTAAAGCAATCTTTATATCTACTCCAAGGGGTAGAAATAACTGGTTTGCAGAGTTTTGGCACAGAGGATTCAGTGACGAGTTTCCAGAATGGGCATCAGTTAGAGCAACTTATCACGAAAACCCACGACTATCCGAATCAGATATAACAGAAGCTAAAAGAACTATGTCAGAAGCTGAGTTTAACCAAGAGTATATGGCTGACTTCAATGTATTTGAAGGACAAGTATGGGCATTTGACCATGAAACTCAAATTATGGACTTATCAGAGATAGAAACTGGAAGAATGGACATATTTGCAGGAATGGACGTAGGATATAAAGACCCTACCGCATTCTGCGTTATAGCATATGACTGGGATGCTCAAAAATTCTACTTAGTAGATGAGTACTTAGACTCAGAAAGGACTACAGAACAGCACGCTATTGAAATCCAGAAACTTATTCAAAAATGGGAGATAGATTATATCTACATTGACTCTGCTGCTCAACAAACACGATTCGATTTTGCACAAAACTATGACATTTCCACTATTAATGCCAAAAAGTCAGTACTAGATGGTATAGGATGTGTGGCTACTGTAGTAGATAACAATCAATTATTCGTGCATCAAGGATGTAAAGAGTCTCTACTGTGTTTAGACCAATATCAGTGGGATCCTAATCCTAATTTATTAAGAGAAAAACCTAAACATAACTATGCTTCTCACATGGCAGACGCGCTACGATATGCAATATATTCGTTTGAAACAAGCGCCACTACATTCTAATTATACCTATCAAAAATAGTTCTTGACATGAGTTTAAAATTACGATATAATTCTATTATACGAGTAGGTTTATGACTTTAAGAAGAGATTTAGTTAAATATGTTCGTGACAAGGCCAAGTCTAAATATAAAAAAGGAACGGATTGTTACATTTGCGGAAGTACAGAGAATCTGGACTTTCATCACTACAACGGATTAACCGAGTTACTAGAATGGTGGATGAAAAAACAAAACATCACCATAAAAACTGAAGAAGAAATACTAGCACTTCGTGAAACTTTCATAAAAGAAAATTATGACGAAGTATATAACCAAGCTGTTACTTTATGTCATATGCATCACATGAGATTGCATACAATATACGGAAAACGACCCAAATTAATGACAGCAACAAGACAACAAAGATGGGTGGAGATACAAAGAGACAAATATGGCATGGTATGATAGATTTATAGGCAGAAGCGAAGAGGTTAAAGAAAACCCTGCGCAATATGTTATATCTCGTGACCAAGGTACCACAATTGATAGTCGCGAAAGAATCCATACGTATAGAAACGCTTACGAACAACTAGAAGTAGTAAATAGAGCAGTCAACATGATTGTAGACGACTCTTCTGAAGTACCTTATGATGTTGGTGAGAAAATTCAAGGTATAACGCCTGTTAAAAAAGAAGTTAGAAGAACTAGAGTCGACCTACTGTTAAACAAAGAACCAAATCCATTTCAAGATGTAAGCACATTTAAAAGAAATCTCTTAATAGACTTACTAATTGATGGAAATATATTTGTTTATTACGATGGTAGACATCTTTATCATCTTCCAGCGGAGCATGTAACTATACATAGTGATGATAATACTTATATAGAAAAGTTTACATATGATAACACTATAGATTACAAACCTTCAGAAATTATACATATTAAAGAAAACAGTTTTAACTCTATTTATAGAGGAGTACCTAGACTCAAACCAGCACTAAGAACTATGCAGTTATTAGCAAGTATGAGAAACTTCCAGGATAACTTCTTTAAAAATGGAGCAGTACCAGGATTGGTACTAAAGTCACCAAACACTCTTTCCGAGAAAATCAAAGAAAGAATGTTACAGGCTTGGGTTGCTAGATACAATCCTCAGTCAGGTGGGAGAAGACCATTGTTTTTAGACGGTGGTTTAGAAGTGGAAAACTTAACGGAAATTAATTTTAAGAATTTAGACTTTCAAGAAGGCATAGCCTCTAATGAAAAGATTATTCTTGAAGCGTTAGGTATACCACCAATCTTGATGGATAGTGGCAATAATGCTAACATTAGGCCAAATCACAGATTGTATTATTTAGAAACCATACTACCAATCACAAATAAGATTAAGTATGCTTTCGAGAGATACTTCGGTTTCAAACTTGATGAAAATATTGCAGGTATTCCTGCTTTACAGCCAGAGTTAAGAGACCAAGCAAGTTATTTTGCTACTCTAGTTAATTCTGGTATTATGACACCGAATGAAGCAAGGGAGGCACTAAGACTTGAAGAAATCACAGGATTTGATCAGCCAAGAGTTCCTGCAAATATCGCAGGTTCAGCCTCAAATCCAGAAGAAGGCGGCAGACCTCAAGAGGCCGCGCCAAGCGAGGAAGAATAATTATGACAAAAGACATGATGGTAAAGGCTTTATCCGATTTCATAGCCAGCAAAGGCGTTGAGACAATGGATTTAGTAACATATAAAAGCTTCGGCAACGATGTACCTGTAAAAGACTTTATGCTTAGACGAGCATTTGGGTCTTGGAATAGAGTATGTGCAGTTGTCAAAAAACGATATCCTGTCCAAGTAGTAGTGAAGGTAGCACCTAAGAAGGTAGCTCCTAAGAAAAAAGTAACTGCTAAAAAGGAAGTTAAAGATGTCAAAAAGTAACGAAAAGATATATCAATGGACTAGCACTTTTAAATCATTAGGTGAAACTGATGATGG